GCTCATACTACGATGCGGTTACAAGCGGAATCCTCTGGCGTATTAGAGCTGCGCATGACAAGCCAAGCTTAGCCTTCTCTATGCAAATCATCGAGAAATACCAAGAACAGTTCATGTATTGGGGTCCCGTTTTCACGGATTATTCTCCGATAACCGAGCAGAAAGCCATGGCAAACGTAAGCTGGCTTGCACAACTATTCCTAAACTATGAGGAACCACTCACACCTTTCATACGCATTTTGCGGAGCAAAGGCGAGAATGTCCTACTTTATCCGATAAGAGCTGCTGAAGACAAAGTCGAATATGGCGAGCCTCTGGACATCAAAGCCATTGTCAGCCCATCAAGGGTTGAGGAGATTTTCATTGAGCCAGGATACATGGTGAACGACTACATCACAATTTACACATTTGCTCCATTGAGGCAACATGACAAGATTAGGCGGAAAGGCGAGGACTACGAGGTTTTAGGCGTTCAAGCCTTCGACTTCCAAGGCGAAACAGCATATTTCAAAGCGAATTGTAGGAGGCTAATAGGGCAATGAGCGAGATAGAGGACCCTGTTACAACCGTGATTAGGCTTCTCAGCAAAAACATGCGGGTTGTCAAGGAAAATAATGCAATCGCAAACATCTACGTCAGCAAGGAGTGGTATGATCGGGAGCTTTTCAAAAACTATGATGGACAAGTCACTGTGGGTCTTGCAGAGAGCAGAGACACGAAAATTGAGATGTCTGGAAGAATCCGTAGACGCTTAGGCAGTTTGCGTGTTAACGTGTGGGCTACGGACAGAGCAGCCACAAGCGACCCTGGAAGGCTTATGCGAAATAAAATGGTTGAAGAAGTCAATCGTATTGTTAGGCAGAACCGCAATCAGCCTAATGTTACACGCTACGACTTTGCTGGATTGGGGTATCCAATAGGTGACCCGCACAAGGCATTTCAAGCGGGAGCCTCTGGGGATTTGAACCCGGGATCTGCAAGCTGGATAGAATTGACAAATCTGGAGTATCAGGGAATCTGGTATAGTGATGACAACCGCTATAGCAAAAGCCACAATGTTAACGGCGAATATGCGCTTATGCTTTTCCGCTTCAAGATTGAAAGCAGAGAGCAGGCTGTTAAGAAAATTGTTTTGGCTTTTGAAGGTTATGGGGCAGCTCCAGCAGGTAATGGCGTTACGATAAAGGTTTGGAATCATGTTTCTGAGGCTTGGGAGCAAGCTCAAACGGGCACTGGTGGAGCAGATGAGACGTTAACTATCACTTTGACTTTAAATATTGTTAACTTTATCGACGCTAATGGTTATGTTTGGCTTCTTGCCAAGACCACAAATCCGAGTGATGGCACAACTCCAGCGGTTCTCTATTGCGATTATGTAAGCTGCACAGTAACCGTGAAAGGCATCACGTATTTGGATGTTGTTAGTTTCCGTGATGTTGACCGTGTTGATGTTAAGCCCTTCATTTTCAGAACTGAGTTTACGCTTAAAAGTTGGATGTTTGAGGATGTTGGAGGTGTTTTCTAAAATCATAGTCATGAAATCATGACAAAAAGGAGTGTGAAAGAAGATGGTTGACACGTATGGTGCGCATGAATGCCGTGTGTATTTCGTTCAGGAAACAGTCTATGGCGAGACGCCTGCGAATCCTTCAATGGTTGGCATAAACACTGAAGGTGTAGAGCCAAGCTTGGATCCTGGGCTGCTAAAAATTCGAGGCGTAGGCTCAAGAGACTTGCAGAGCATAACAAAGGGCTTGCGAAGGGTGCATTTGAAGATTCCTTCGGTTTTGACAAGTGAGTCGCCAATAGCGTTTATCCAGCATGCTCAGACGCTTAACAGCTTAAGCATTCAAGTGATTTACTACAAAGGTTTGTTCTCAAACCCCAGCGATGTTATCAGCTTCCTCTACAAGGGTTGCAGAATTAACAAGTTGGAAGTTGAATGCAGCGTTGAGGATACTATGCGAGCTTCAGTGGAATGCATCGGACAGGATGTTGCAGTTGGCACAGCAAAAATTGCAGGAGCCACATACGGAGATTATGCTGGAGCTGTTCCCTACAGTGAGAGCTATGTTAAAAGAGGAGCAGGAGACGGTTCAGGTCTAACCGATCTGGAAAGGGTAACAGACTGGAAGTTTAGCATTGAGAATAACCTTAAGCCTGTAACAGTCATCAAAACCACAAACGCCCACTTAATCAAGTATCTCCCAGCTCGCCACCGCGATCTAAGCGGCGAATTAACCTTCGAGTTTGAAGATAAAGCCGAGTTTGAAGACGTCATAAACGATGCTGAGTTCAGCCTAAAATTCGGGCTTGGCGGAACAAACAGCGCCCTATTCAAATATTGCAAGTGGGAAGAGGTTAGCACGCCAACAAAGATTGAAGACCTTGTAAGCCTCAAGGCGAAGTTTGCTGCCAAAGATGTTTTGATAAGCTAAGGCGATTAAAATGGCTGAAGTTAGTGTTTTAGAAAATTTCGGACGTGAGGCCGAGCTACGCAAAAAATGGATGCGTATGTGGGAAAACCTTGGACATCGCATTTTAAAGATGCCAAAGTGGATGCAGGAAATCGTGCTTGAAGACATCAACACAGCCATACGAAACCGAATAGCCATTATGGAGATGATTCAAAATGCGAAAAGAAACAGTTGAAATAGGAGATGAGTTTGGCGAGGAATACAGGGGACGCTACGTTTTTCAAGAGATAACATGGGCTAAGCGTAGCCGAATAATTCAGAAGCACACGAAATACAGCCAATTGACTGGGCAGGTTCAAAGCAGCGATTACGTGGCAATTCAAGCGGAAACTATAATGGCTTCGCTTAAGGAGCAGCCACCACACAAGCCCATAACACTCGAGAAACTGCTCGCAGAAGAGAATGGCATTCCAATAGGCTTAGGCGAATTGCTCGGCAAAATAGCCAATAGACTAAACAGCCTCTCCGTTGAGGAGGCACGTTTTTTGTCAGAGCAATCCGCAGAGGGAAGCCGCATCCAGCAGTCACAGAGTATAGGCTCTGCAAAGAGTTCGGATGGACCATCACGGAACTGCGAAGGCAGCCAGCCAAAACCATCAGCCAATTCCTAATAATCCTAAACGAGGTGGACAAGCAAACGGCTGAGGAAATGGAAAAGGCGAAGCGGGAGGCAAAACTGCGATGAGCATTGAAATAACGTGTGACGTTAAAGGCGTTGAAGAATTTCAACAGGCTATGCGTAATTTTGATTCTGGCATTCAAAAGCATGTGCACCGTCTTTTGGCAAGCTGGGCTGCAGACGTTAAAGCCTTAGCTCGACAGCTTGTTCCAGTCAGAACAGGACATTTACAGCAAAGTATCTATGCTGAAGTTAGAGAATGGGTTGTTCGCATTGGTGCTGAAGCAACTTACGCAATGTTTGTTGAGTTTGGCACACGTTACATGCAGGCCAGACCATACCTTTACCCAGCAATCCAAGCCTATCTTCCACAACTTGAAGAGATAATCCGAGAAGCTATTGAAGTTGCTAAGGCGGAGGCTGGTTTTAAGTGAGTTTTAACGAGTTAGCCATAGCCATAACAGTTGAAAACTTGGCGAGTGCAGAGTTTAACCGTGTGGCTTCTGACGCTGCAGCCATGGGCTCTGCTGTGGGCGCTTCAGCGGGCGGGTTTGAAACTTTAAAAACTCAGGCTGAAGCCACAACCGTTAGCCTAAGAACTGTTGCCACAGCTTTTGGAAGCATAGCCCACATGGGAACAGCCATAATCACCATCGCAGGAGACATGGGCATTGTTGATAAGGAAACAGCAAAATGGGCAAGGACGTTAATGGCTGTCTTTACCCTCGTAAGTGCTTACATCCGTTTACAACATTACATGACTGTTTTAACTACTGGACACACGGCAGCCGTAGCCATAAACACAACAGCCCAGTCAGCAAACGCTTCAAGCAGCATTGCTGTAGCAGTAGCCCACAAGATTAAGGCTGCAGCCACATGGCTGGCTGTTTCGGCTCAGAACGCCCTTAACATAAGCCACGCCACCTTCCTCGCCCTCACAGGAATCGGAATCGGAGTCATCATTGCTGCAGCCGCTGCCATGGCTTATTTTGCTTCGCAGATGAATGCAGCAACGGATTCAGTTAAAGAGTATAACGAAGCGGTTGCTGAAACGCCAACACACACACGCTCAATCACTCGTGCGGGTGAAGAGGAGCTTTACCGTAGGGGTGTTGAACCGTGAGTGTTGAAATTCCAAAGATGAGCATAGCCTTTGGACAGTATGGTATTCCGCAAGGCGACATAATCGAGTGTCGTGTGCATTTAGGCTGCACAAAAGAGGTTAGCAGCTTCGATTTGCAGCTGCAAAACTGGAACGGAAAATATAGCCCAAACGGTTCTGTTCCGCTTGCTGTTGGCATGGACGGACACATAGACATTGGCAGAGGCTCTAATATTCCGCAGATTATCACTTGCAGAATTGAAAGCATAAAGCGTGAATCAACCGCAACTGAGCACTACGTTCGTGTTAGCGGGAGATGCTGGGGTGAGCGCCTTTTCCGTAGAACGGTGACAAAAACTTACGAAAACAAGAAGGGTGAAGAGATAGTCAAGGACTTGCTTGATTATTATGTTGGTTTAAGCCATGTCAGAGACGGAACAGAGCTTGTTGAAGCTACCGATACAACCTATACAAAATTGGAATATGAAAACACGCCTGTCTGGGACATAATCAAATACATTGCGGAGTCCGCAGACAAACAAGGCGTTATAGGCTTTGACTTTCGTGTAACTCCAGACGGCAAATTCGAGTTTTTCCCGAAAAACAGCAAAACCTCGCCTGTAAGCCTAAGCGAGAAAATTGAGGAAAGCGAATACGCAAAGAAAATTGAGCGCATAAGGAATAGAATTACTGTCTATGGCGTTGCTGAAAAGCCTTTTCCTTTGGATAAGGATGGGCAACCTTACAGCGATACGCTTACTGAAGATTTGACGAAAAGTCAAGGGACAGGGTGGAACGGGTCAGATGAGCTGATACATCCAGTTTATGGTAAATGGACTGTTTTAACTGGCAGCACAAACTTGGATTTAGACACGAGCATCAGGTATGCTGGAAACAAAAGCGTCAAGGTAATTGAATATGGCTACATGTATTACACGGATGTCGGCTTCCAATTTAACTCTGGCAAAGAAGTTAATGCAGACGAATTTCCCCAAGTTATTTTCGCAATTTACATAGATGATGCTCACCATCAGACTGGCTATTTCCGTGCACAAGACATCAATAACAAATACGCAAGTAAACGTTTGAGCTTCACAAAGCAGAATGAGTGGGAGAAAATAATTATTCCATGGGGAAGCCAGAACGCCGAGCGTTGGGACTGGATAGACGCTGGGTTTGACTGGACAAAGATTAAGGCTGTAGACATAGGTGTTGACCAAAAATACGCCAGCAGCGGCGTCTGGCGCATCGACATGTTCCATTTCGGCTATGGAAAATGGAAAAGCATTCAGGAAGACACAAACAGCCAAAACGCCTATGGATTGCGTGAATTGGTTGAAGTCGATGAGGAGCTTTGCAGCGATAACAGCTGCGAAAGAAGAGCAAAAGCCTTACTAAGCCACTTAAAAGACCCAGCGGAATATTTAACAATAAAAAGCACAGTCCTTGACTATGGCAATACTCCACTTTTGCCTGGAGACAAAATCCATGTGGCATTGCCAAACGAGAACGTGGATAGCGACTATCGCATCGAATCTGTGGAGTATCGTGTTGACGCCAAAACTCAAACGCTTGAAGTAAGCCTTGAGTTGGGCAAGGCTCCGCCTTTATTGGCTGATTATCTTTATGGCTTAAGGTCAACAACGGTTACGGTTGAAAAGCTTGCCAGAACAAAGCTTGGA